CACCGAGAGTAGGCTCATGCACTCGCGGAGGAAGACATCGACGAACTCGTTAAAGGTTCTCTGTTCCATGTCTAGAACTCCTTTCCGCCGTGCTTGTACGGCCGGGTATCGTTGAAGGCGACCTTGGCAAGGATGGCTTGGGGGAGGTCGTAGCCCCGAACCCAGGCAAAGTCCATGATCCGAATAATGCAGTCCGCCAGCTCAATCTCGATGCTTTTGAACTGGGGGCAGTGCTCATCCCGCTTAGGCTGGCGGAGAGCTTCCAACGCCTCGCTCAGCTCACTATGGCACAGCGCAATAATCTCCCCGTCGTTCCGGGGATGGTCCCACCAGCCCTTTGCTCGGGCAATCCTGTGAACCTCCGCCATCACGCCGCGAAAGCGCTTGTCGAACTCCTCCCGCTCGAATTCACTCAGCATTTTATAACTCCAAAGGAAAAGCCGGGAAGCCCTCCCGGCGGGGGTGGTGCGCTACGGCCGCAAGACTGTATTCACGCGGTCCATGATGTCACCTTGGTAAACGTCGTGCTCGATCTTGACTTTGACGAGGCGACCTTCCAGCTTGCGGAAGGAGAACACGTCTCCGGGCTTGTTCATGTCCGCCGCCTCCCGATAGATGCGCAGGCGTCGGTTCTTCCCCGGTGCGTTGTCGATAGCACCTTGCTCAGTGAGATCCAGCATGATGCTGTCGTTCAAGGTGATCTGGGAAGTCGCCAGGCCGAGCTTGTCCTTCAGCTCCCCTGGCACGTCGATATTGACAGGAATGTCGAAGGCGATGCCGCTTCGGGAGGGGTCGACCTTGCCTTGCCAAGTACGGCCCTTGGGTTCCCCGAGGGTAGCCGGGTAGAGGCCGTCCGAGGAGGCTGGATTCTCCACGGGCAGGGGAGGACGGCGGATGGAAGGTGTGTCGAGCGTTGCGTCGAGGAAGGCTTGTGGGTCAAATAAACTTGCGTCCATGATAAGTGCGTCCTTGGTTGGTTGGTTGAGTGGCTGGAATCCGCCAGCCGTCGGTTAATGCTCGTTCAGAGGTAGCGAGTTTCCTTCCCAAGAAGGCGAACCGCTAACTCAATCGGGCGGGTGGGGAGGTCAGTTAAGAGCTGGCGAATGTGATCAACCGCCTGCGTAGGCGTGCGGCCGGCCGGGAGAGTGAAGGAGACCTCTATCCGGACCTTCGTGATAGAGCGCTTACTCATCTTCTCCCCCTTCCTCCTTCGCGAAGTCAAGGAAGCTCTCCTCTCCCTCGCTGTTCGTGAAGAGCAAGCCCGTTCCGTTCGAGCTGACCTCCACAGTGACCTCACTGTCGAAGGGAATCTCCTGCAGCGCTTCGATAAGTTCGTACACAGTCATGCTCCACCTCGCTTCTTCCAAACTTCCATTATCGTGGCGAAGTCGGGCTTAAGCTTCGACTTGTACCCGAGGCTCCGCGTCTTCGTGTCCACGCCGTAAGCGGCTGTGTCCCAGTAAAACGAGTCTCCCTCCCGCACGGTGTAGATTACGTCGCTGAAGAGAGGGGGGATGTCCCCTGCGATCGCCCGCCCGATCGCCTTGGTCATAAGCTTGGTCGTTTGGGTAACCTGGTCCACCTCCCTCTCCACATGGGCTGTCATGACGAAGGTGAACGGGAATCCCTGGGTGAGCAGGCGGATGAAGTTCATCAAGCAGTTCTGTGCTACGCCGTAGTCCTGAGGGGCGGCGGCTGGTTTGTTCCCAATCTGCATCTTCATCGCAGCGTTGGCAAGTTCCGTGAGGCTGTCCAGGACGAGGACCTTGTCCATCTCCCACTTGTCTACCATGCCGAAGGACTTGCCGGTGCGATCGTCCTTGAAGTCGGCGAGCGTGCCCAGGATCTTCCAGAAGGAGTTTGCCTCTCCTCCGCGGTTGGGGTCCTGCATCTTCGTGATGGACTCGTAGGACAGGCGACCGACCTTATCCGTCGAGTCGAGGAGGCTCGCGAGGCTGAGGGGCGTGGTGAGCTGTTGGTGCCAGTGAAGGCACTCGGGGACTTCCTTCTCCTTGTCCCTCCAGTAGCCGAGGAGGGTCTCCAGCCCGTTCTCGGTAAAGAGGACGAAGACTTGCTTGTTGTTAGCTTGGCACCAGTCGACAAGCGTGCCGATCGCGTAGGTCTTGCCTGTGCCGGAGGCGCCCTCCAGCATGACGTTCGGGCCATAGAGGGGGACTGTGGGTTGGTCAGCCATTCGGGGACTCCTCGACTTGAGAGTTTACAGCCAGGTCGAGAAAGTCTCCTAGAAGGACCTCGCGGATGCTGCTTCGACCGACATGGAAAGCACCCTTAATGTGCCTAAGCCGCAGAGTGTCTTGAATCCAGTCTTCTGAGCCTTCATAAACAAGAACGCGTATGAGCTGCTGCTTCTTCATTCGGGGGACTCCTGTCTCTCCTGCTTTTGCAGGACGGTTAAGTGGACTTGAAACTCCCAGGCCAGCATGGCCGGCGGGAGGTAGGTGAGGGTTCGCGGCCAGTCCATTGAAGCCGCAAGCCATGCGTCGGGAAAAATGCCGAGGAGGCTTCCGGGGAACCTAGTGCCTTCGCCGGCGAACTGGGAAGTGTGCCTCTCGCATGGGGTGAGATGGCAGTAGGTTAGACACTCTGGCCCTGTGACGATGCGCGCCCAGATGTCCCCGCAAGTGGAACAGAAGAAGGCGTGAGCTGGCGGCGGAAGGCCCACGCCGTCCTCGGGGATCTGGGCCTCGCCGAGGTACTCCTGGCGGATGAAGTAGTGAGCAGGGGTCATGGCTTTTCAGCGAGGGCGGCGTGGAGGGCGTTAAACTCGTCTGTGTTTCTGTCCGCTATTTTTAGCACCGCTTTAGCCGCTTCCCTCAAACGCGCGAGTCTGCAGTGCGGGCAGCTTGCCGCGCAAATGCCGCTGTCGTACCAGGAGTCACCGCAGGATTCACAGTGAATTACCTTTTCTGCGACGCGTTCTAGTTCGGCGTTCAACTCACGCGCCAGAGTATTGGCGAGAGAGCCAGACCCTGGAGATCCGACCCAACTTAGTTTAACAACATCGGTCATGGCTTCTGCTCCTGTTCTTCGGCCAGCGCGGCGCGGGATGCCATTAGCAAATCTCCATCAGGGTCAGGATGGTGCGTATAGCCGCTTTGCTCGGCAGCCGTCACCCAATCGCGCAACGCTTCCGTCACCTGCGCGAGACGGGCTTTCAGTCCGTTGATCTCCAGCCCCTGCGATAGATCCCTGCCGATTGCGGCGGCTGCCTCCAGCATGTATTTGCTGTAAACGCCTTTTGTTGCGGCATCGGCGACTTCCACGGCGCGGTCACGCTCCCGCTCCAACTCCGCAATCCGCTTCTCCCTCGCCTCGGCGGCGGCGAGGTAAATAGCGAAGTAAAATTCGGATGCCTCAGGAGCGCCGGGAGAGAATAACGTTCCTGTTTTACTTTTCACCCACGCCTCAAACTCTGCTCTGATTTCGTCGCGGGTCATGCGTCACCCCACGGTCTGTTCGTGTATCCCCAATGGATTCCAACTCCGATATGCGTACCGTGCGGCTCTTCCACAGGCACCCACACATTACACCGATGCCCTAAAGTTTCCGTGCCAAGTTCGTTGTAATTGGGGAGCCTTCTCACGTCGCGGATGGCTTTGATAGCACAGCCCACGATCCCGCTAATCAGCGCGAGCTTCGTCAACCTCGACCGGAATAGCGTATGCACTCTCGGCTTGCCGCACGTGGGGCAGTAGTTAGCGCTTCCGCGCGGGAGTAGTTTGTCAGTCATTTCCTAGCCCTTTCGCGGATGGCGGCGGCGCATTCTTCGAAGTGCTGTTCGTCTCGCGCATTGCCATTGCATAGTCTCTCGCATACCTGCGCCGCGAGTTCCATGCCTCGTTTTATGCCTTGTCGGTAGTTATCCTCACTGTCCTGCGTAAGATTAAGCACGTCCTCCTGCGCCGCCGCTAGCTCTGACTCCAGTTGATTCGCACGATGCTCTGCGCGATGCGCTATGGTTTCTAGCGTCTCGCTCCAGTCAGTCTTTGGCGTATCACTCATTCCTCGCCTCCGTCGCGCAAACCCTCGGCACACTGCTCGCACAATGGGCCGGTGTCTCCTCGATAAATCGAGTCCTCTTCGCAGCGCCCTGTTGGCTCCTCACATAAGAAGCACAGTTGCCGCGTGCCTGGGTAGTTCGCGGAGTTCCAAGCTTCGTGCTCGTCCTGGTGTAATGCCCTTCGCCTTCCGTTTGGCCATGTGTTCATCCTGCGCGCTCCTGGTCGTAGGGGACAAATCTATCGTCAAACTCGCTCAGCACAGCGTTGATCTGCTCGTTCGTCATTCCACTTTCTGCCAGCGCTCCGCGTTCGTGCAACACGGCATCGCGGAAGTCGGCTAGTTGATCGCGCAACGAAGCTAGCTCTGACTCTAGCTGACGTATCCGGCCATACATTGCTTGTATCGAACCGACAACCGCGTCTGTTGCTCGTGGGCCTACGTAACAGTCCTTGTCGAACATCCAGCCCCACTTAGTCCTCGGCTCATTCATTCCTCATCCTCCTGCTCTACCATCGGGCAGTTCGACGGCCCCGGGCACGTCCCTGGCATGTCTAGGTGCGCGCACTGGCAGCGATTCCACCTTGGTCGCCAGTCCTCGTCAAACTCCCGGATCGGCCGCTCGCCCGGGTTCACATAGTCGTCTGGGTGGTGGGTCACGCTGCCCTCCCCTCTGGCCAGACAAGGGGCAGGCTCACCTCTTCCCTCGCGATCGGGTCCCATCTCCGCCGCTCGAACTGCTGCTCAAGGAGTTGCTGTGGCTCCCGCATTTGGCAGACGCGGGCGAACGTACAGCCGCCGTACTCTACGCAGGCGTGGTCAAGGTTCCAATCGTAGTAGCCTTCATCCCAGCAAGCGATGAACCTGTAGATGTCCCGCTGGAGCTGCGTGTACCACCGCTCGATTTGCCAGTTAGGCCTGTACGTGATCGCTTCGAGCGTGTCGTACTTGGTCTTGAGGATGCTGACTCCGCGGACGAGGAAGCCATCCAGGTGGATCCCTGCGCGGGCGGCTCCCCAGACGTAGCCGGTGAACTGCGAGCGCAAGTCCCACTGACGTGGCCAGGAGGCGCCAAGCTGGCTCGCGGTCTTGTCGTCCTCCCCGAGGGAGAGGCCGTTGTAAGAGCAGCACATATCCATCCGCCCGGCGTAGATTAGAGGGTTGCCAGTCTGCGGGTGGATAATGTCAAGGGGCTCGGCAAAGTTGAACTCGATACCGCGCTTGCCGCCAGGGAGAGTCAAGGGGATGGCGGTGTCTTGCCCGAGGGGGTAGCGAGAGGCGTAGAACTCCAGGGCTCCGGCGGTCCGCTCAAGCGACTTCGCAGAGTCGGGCGGACACTCAAAGTCGCCGTAGGCACTCATCAAGGCCTTGGTACCGAGGGCAAGGGCTTCCTCGGGGTCAGTGCTCTTGACGTAGAAGGCCGTTCGCATGGCTTCTAGTCCGGCGGCGTAAGCAGTCCCTGCGTGCAGGTGAACATTTGGGGTCTGCGGTCGCCAGTGCTCAACGAACTCTAGCTCTGCCTTGCGAGGGCACGAGCGGAAAGCGGCGAGGATCGTGCTGTCGAGCACGTCGGGGAAAGGCGGGCGGATGGAGGAGGGCATCAGAGCTTCTCCAAAAGAGTGAATACTCCAATCGTTGCTAGCTCGCCGTCTTCGGTGTTGCAAAGCTCAAGCTTGTCTTGCCGAACGACCGCAGTGGAGCCTGCA